CCCGAACTTTGGGAGATAAAAAAGAACGCCCGCAGTCATCTGAAGAATGCGGTGAAGCACGAAGGTTCCGCTGGCGGCGGGTTCACGGCACGATTCCGAGAGGGCGTGGACGAGGATACTGGAAAGCCGTTCGTTTGGCTCACACTACACTTTGGAATAGATCACTTTAACGACGGACAAGAATACGATTCCAAGTAATGTTCACAAAGATCGGGCATCTACCAAGGCATCAATACATCTGGATTGATAGCTCGTTTACGCACGAGGAGCCACGAGGATTGGTCGAAGCCTGTTGGGTAGGGGTGACTGCCATCCCAGCAAGAACGTGGGGAATAAACGTCATCCTGCGCGAAGGCGGGGCACTATATCGCAACATCCCTCCGCATTTAGTCTCCTTCGCCACCGAGAACGACACGCGTTGGACAATTTCTCAGGCGCAACTTTGGAACTGCTACGCTTTCGAGTTCACGTTATTGGAAAACAATCATCTCTCTGGCCTCCGAGTCTCCGTATGGATCGACGGCAAGTTATACGGCGGGGAGTATCTATTCAGCGCAGCCCACATCCTCGACGGATACAGCATGACACCAGAGCAGGATAAGGAATTCTTTTTTATCAAACTGGACAACGACAGGCTGACAATCCAGCCGACAAACCGAGTCGCTTTTGTTGACAAATCGTTTATTGTTTCCGATATACAGATGCCGAAGCTAAAGCTAAACAACCAGATTTACTCCTGCGAATAATATGCCGAGACGAAAAAAGGGATTTGAGAACGAGCTAACTCCATACGAGACGGCATTCGCCCGCAATCTTGTGGCGGGTATGTCTTACGCGAAAGCTTACAACGAGTCTGGGTATAAACCTTCGGGGTGCCCTCGCTATTCTTATCTTCGCGGGAAGAAAATCAGCGAACGCCCCCGAGTCCAGCAATACATGCAGACACTCCGCGAGTCCGCTTGGGCTAACAATGTCATGTCGATTCTTGAGAAACGCTCCATGCTCGCCGAGTTAGTCCGCGCAAAACCTAACGAGATTGACGAAACGAAACCCTATGTCGCGCTTTCGGTGGACGGAGAAGGACGGAGAACCCTGCAAGGGCCAAGGGTAAGCGATAAACTCAAAGCGATTGAGTTGGATATGCGAGCCGCCGGGGAACTGAACGACGATGAGAACAAGACGAACATTGCGATTCAACTGGTAAGCGAAAGGCTCTCCATCCCGAAGAACGGAGAGCCCTTGCTGATTGAGGATGCGGATTAGGCTTTAGCCAGCCAGTTTACCACTTGCTTCATCCCCTTTTCGTCTATGTTCCAATCCGACACGCCCCCATGCAGGCAAAGCCCGCCCTCGTGGTCTGCTATATCTTCCACATAATAACTCCCGCCCGTGAACTGCCCGTATTCCGTGAATTCATATCGCCCGTCATAGAACGAAACGACTTGTTTATTTTCGGAGTTTAGATGCAGCACCACATTAAACGGGATGCCGTTTGATTTGATTGACAGGGATTTCATCGTGCAATCCTCCTCGCTTGGATTCGCAGGAGCAAGAGAACCCGCTCCGCTTCCGCCTTGTTTAACTCCCACAGGTAGCCAGCAGGCAGGCCGATTCGCTTTTTGAGTTTGAGAATCGCCCGCAGTTGATGAATGGTGGCGCTGGGCGGTTTCATTCGCCTGCCTTTCTTGTTATCGTGGTGAACTTTGAGTCCCCTTTGCGGCGGAAGGACAAGACGCGCCCGTCCGCGTGCAGTATGCAAAGGTTCTCGTCCAGCCCTTCCGAATCCGCGAACGCTTCTGCTTCCGCTCGCGTGTCGAATGTGAGCTTCTTGTTCTGTGTGTGTAGGTGAATCATTTGGCGATTATGGCAATGGTTGCGAACGATACTGTCAGGATGGCGAGCGCGACAAGTATAGTTGCGTTGCGTTCCCGTGTTTGGCGGATGGATTTAGTCTGCAAAATCCAGTCTGGCGTTTTGTGCGGTTTCATTTCGCGCCCCCCTTCGCTTTATCCAGCGCCGCTTTGACTTGCGCCATTAGGAGCGTGTCGCTGTCCCCGTAGGCATCGCAGACAGCTTGCAGGGCATCAAAAATATCGGGCGAGGCTGAGATTAAACGGGCGTTGGCGCGGGTTTCGTCGCATGGTTCGTGGTCAATCGTTATTGCGGCAGGATGAACGGTTGCTACCAATTGGTTTGGATCACCGTTTCCATCCGCCCCGGCGACGATCTGAAATGCCGAGGATGGGCGATTGCCGGACTTAGTGCGAAGCCAAGGGCCGGGAGTGTGCGCGCTCATTTAGATTCTCCTCTTGCCTTGGCGATGGCGGCGCGGACTATTGCAAGCGGAAAATCGCCTTCAGTTGGACTTCCAAAGTCGGAAAGCCCCAGCATTCCTTCCATGTTTTCCATGCAGGCTTCTAATGCAAAAAGCAAATCCGGCGCGGCTGCGATGACGGCGGCATCGGACCGCGATACATCGCCCGCAATGAAAACGGGGCCGAACTGGCTTTCCGCAACTATGTCGCGGCGTGTCGTGTTTGGGTTGCTATGTTCGCGGCTGGGGGTGTGCGTCCAAGGGCTGGGAGTGTGTTGTGCTGTGTTCATTTTTGCTTTAGTCTCCTTAGTTGTTTTGGTTGTGGTTGTTGTTTATCGTTTGGAATATGCGTGCTTATCCGAAGGCGCACCGCTGGCGAGTTTGACCGCATAAACGCCGCGCCCTGTTTGGATGTAGTCGCCGGGGGGCATGATGGCCTCGCCCGCTTTTAGTCCCCATGTCAGTTTTAACATGGGTCGGCTTTTCGTGTTGTGGATTGTGTATTTCATAGTTGTTGAACAATAAAAGGCGCGGGATGGAACCCGCACCGGGTTAGGTTAGAACATTTCGGGCCGCGCGGAGTAGAATGCGAAGGCGTCCCGCAACCGCCACTTGTCGAGAATGCGATCCAGTTTGCGCCAGTCGATGAATTCCTCCCGCTTTTGCGCCTCACCTAAGGCAAGGCGCAAAGCGGATAAGCGGATAAGGCTTTTGTGCAGGCCGAAATGCTTTGCGGCGTCTATTTTGGGCGTGTTCATGTGTTTTGCTTTCTGTTTTGTGTTGTATCGGCGCGAGAGGGATTGGACTTCACGCGCCGGGGGATGGGAATTCTATTTCGCGGAGTCCAGATATTCTTGCGCTTGCTTCAAAATTGCGCCTCCGGTATCCTCCGCATCGGTCGCATCATTGTGATGGATTCCAAAATCCCCGGTGCGGAAGGCGATATCTAAAAAGAAAAGGCACGCGCCGAGGGATTCTGTTAGTTTCTGGATTAGTTCTTTTTCTTTCATGGCATTTATTGTTTGAAATATACCACCATTGAACCCGTGCCCGTTCTTTACCTTTCCCCGTTTGCAACACACTCCCGCTTTTTCCCGTCCCGCACCTCCCATTGGATGGGGTAGCCGTTTTCGGTATCGAACGACCAGCACCGGGAAGAGCCGTTTGCGTGTTCGCCTTGATACTTTTCTCCGAGCCACCCCGCGCCAGCCATAGCGGACAGGGCCGAGTGCCTGTAGGAGTCCCCGTAGCCATATTGGAACGGGACGGCGATTGTTTGCCCATCCGCGCACCGAGTCACGCGAACGGAATGATAGGTGTTGCCGTTTACTTTATCGAACCAGCGCACCGCATTTGCGATGAATTTGATTGTTCTCTCCATGTTGTTCGTTTGCATTTTTTTGTATTTGTTTTAATGTGTGGCGTTCTCATCAGTCGCGGCTTGCCAATTCCGCAAGACGGGGAAAACCCCGTTTCGATTTACACGGCGAACCAATAGGCCACCAGCACCGCCCACAAGTGCGCGGCGAGTAGTGCGAGGAATGCGGTTTCCAGTCTCATTTGCCCTCAGTCTCCTTTTTGAATAATTGCACGGCGGTTCGCTTGGAATATCCAAAGTATAAGCGCCGCACAAGGTAGCCGCGCACAATGTCGGAGATAGCCCAAGCGCCTTGGAAAGTGCGTTCGATGCTCACAGAGCGCCGCCTTTCCATGCTTCCCCGCTTTCCTCGTTAAAGATTGCCACAAGGGCGGGGTCGTTCTTATCCGCGAACCCCTCCGCATTGTGAGGAATGAAGGAGCGGCATTGCCCCGAACCTTCGATGTCAATGTGAGTTTTCCCGACATAATAGCAGCCAGCGCGCGCAAAACCGAGTTGCTCCGCTGCCGGGCTTGTCGGGAATGCATAGCGAATTTCTTTAATGGTTTTCATTGGCTTTTGCTTGTGAAGGTTAAAGGTTCGCATGGTTAAATGTTCCAAGCGCAAGGCTTTTCCGATTGAATAAACAAGGTTGCAAGGTAGGATTCATTCGCCCGAAACGGGTCGCCAAGGTCTCCCGCCTCCGATTGGACAAGATATGTCTTCCCCTTGTATCGGCAGGCGAAACGATAGAAGTTCCCCACCGTGTCGCAGTAAATCTTGCGGGTGATTGTTTCGATTGTATGGCCGCCGCCGAAAACGGAAGCGCCGGTTCTGACTGCTATTGTTTTTGTTTCGAGTGTGGTTTTCATTTGTTTGATGTTTGATTTTCTCACGGGGACTTTCCCCGCTTGGCAAACTACATAGCACAAGCCATGCCAACCTCACACAAGGCAATGGCAAGGTGTGAAATCAACCACTTAACCCATGTTTTTACACAGCATCTCCCATGCCAACACGCAAACATCGCAAAACAAGCGGCTTGTGGATTTGGCAAGTTTTGCCGATAGGCAAGAATGCCACGCGCCTCTTTGGAAGTTTTTGCCTGTTTTCGCGGTAGGTTTTGCCGTGCCTTTTGCAAGTTGCGTTTCCACATAGCCTTGCGGAAATGCGCAGCATCTTCCATGCCAACATTCGCACGGGGTGATTCCTCGCAAGCTATCCGCCCGGCTCTCGCCTTGCCTATTCCTTCGCGCTATACGCCCCGCTATCGCATCGCAATTCTCCCCGCCATGCTACCCCTTGCCAATCGTTTCGCGCAATCCTGTGGCATCCTCGCGCATTGTTCAGCTATCGACTATTGCTGTTTATATCATGTTATTGTGTAGCACGACACAGCGATAAGCACTTACGCAAGCGCGGCCCATCGCATGAGGTATGGCGACCGCTATTGTTGCGACTGGCTACGGCTACCGCATGACGGAGCGCGGCGCATGGCATGGCCTCACACCCCACGGCGCGGAGCGGGCGGCGGGGTAGAGCGGCGGGCGTAGCGGCGGGGTAGCAGCAGCACACCCCACGCCACCCGTGGTAGGGGGAGGGGGACTTGGCACGGCGCCGCAGGGTAAAAAAACGACCTAGAGGGTTTTTAAAATTTAAATTCCAGAATCAAAATTTAAATTCCGAAATTAAAAATTATCTCTACACAAACTCTACATCTATGCCTATACTATACGCCTAACTATTTGTTACTCAAGGCACTGTCCTCCTAGCGAACCCTCTCGTGTATTTGTTGCTTATCGAAACACGCCTCTCTCCCCCCTTGTAGCTAGCCTCTCTTTTGCGTTTATAGCCTCTGTAGCGAGTTTTCTTCTTCTTTCCGATACTTTGCTTGGATTGGCTACCCTGAAGCGAATAGCGGGCTTTTACGAAGCTTCCCTGTATACCCGATCTGGGGTGGACTCTACCCTTCTCTGCGATTCTATACCCGCTCGGTGTAGGGTTCGCTGATATATCTGTGTGTTCCTAGCGGAGGATCGTTCTGGAGGACTAGGCGAGTTCTTTGACTTCTTCCGCGAGTTCGTAAAGGAAGTCCTGCTCGAAAATCAGGTTGATCTCTGTTTTGTGCGGCTTAATTATACCGATAATTTGGAGGAATGTCTCTACAGCACTTTCGCTTTCGGGTATGATATTTGAATCGCCCTCTTCGGGGGTATGACTTTGGTAGGCAGATTTTGCCTGCTTTTTCATTCCTCGACTACCTTCCTTAACCGCGAAACGAATCGCATATCCAGACCCTGACGTCCCATCTCCGATAGGATGACTTGCATGTCGCTTTCCGCAATCTGCAACTCTTGCTCCAACTCCTCGATCTCCTGCGCCATTTCTACCGCCTCGTCGTGCAGGAGCTTGTTCTCTTCGATTGCCTCTTCGTAGGCCTGCTTGAACTTGGCGATTGTTTCTTCTGCGGTCACGCTTGTTTTACGATAACAGCGTTAGGCAGCAACCCACTGACGTTCCACGCGGTCTTCAAACCACACAACAACCGGATTCCACTCGCCAGACTCGGGTTTATCAATCTTTACCAGCGGGATGATTGTAGGCTCAACCCAGTCCTCCGGGGTCGGGTATGGAGCCAATGTATCCATGCGCGGATTCCCCTCGTCATCCAATACAATTGAAATAAGTTCCTTCCTACCGTCAGCGAATACTACTCCGTATGTTTTCATATTTTTAAAATTATGCTCCGTAGGCAACCTCTACGACGTCTACCGCCGCAACCCAGCGCCATGTCTCTGATGCGATTCCGGTAACTTCCACCTTCAGGGCATCATTGGTATCATTTGCCGTAATGCTGATGCTGGTGCTAGCGGCCTCGTCTGTTCCAATAGTATTCACGGTTCCTACAAGTGAAGTAGTTCCAGCGACATTCTTGATGGAGAACTGGCGAATGTAGCTTGCCGCCGCCGTTCCATCGCTCTTGATGCCAGCGATGTTGATTGTGCCTGTGAGGTATTTCCCAGAGGGGATCGTGAGGCGGGTCGAGGAGCCGTCTAAGAAAAGTTCGACTGCGCTGTTTGTCGTGGTCTTGTTCCGCATGACGAAACGGGCGCGCTGGGCATCGCCTGCTGCGGAAAAAATTCCAGATGCATTTGCGCTCATTCCATATCGATTTGCAACCGCTTGCAGTCCACCTGAAACAGTTGCAACCGTAGCCGTTGCTTGGTTTCTATCTCCAATTGCTACAGATCGCTCTGTTCCTGATGATGTGTTTTGATACCCTATTGCAATGTTAGTATTATTATTTGCTGTATTGTTTAACCCTATGCATACAGAATATATTCCACTTGATGTATTTTCAGAGCCAGCAATAAAAGCCCTTGTTCCAGAAGCTGCTTGAGCCGCGCTGTTTCTAATTATTTGCAAATCCACAGCATTCGCGCCCCTCGCATTACCTCCCGTAGTAGTTCCATCTGGCTTTGGGCCAAGGATAAACGCCCCCGTGCCTTTCGGCGTGAGGACGAGCGCGGAGTTGGTTTGCCCAGAATGTTGGTTCGTGATCGCTACATTGTTCTGGGTGCTGGTAGTCGCATCGTCAATCACGATGTCACTTCCTTGCGCTGTAATCCCTCCAGTCCCATCCGCCCGTGGCACAGCATTGTCTACCGTGCCTAGCGTTCCGGCAATCGTTCCTGTCCCACCTACGATGACTTCCGCGCCAGCAGAGTCTTTGATATAGGCTTTATTATCACTCTTAATGTAGAGGGCCGCGTCTCCGCTGTTCGGGGTAAGCCCAGTAGAGTGCGTGAAAATTGCTGCTGTTGCGAAATGTCGGTCTGGTGAAGGCATAGTCTTGTTAAGTTAGTTTTTATCGCTCGCGTTTGCAAGCAAGATTTTGTGTTTAAGATTTACGCTGCAACTCAAGTCTTGCTTGAACTATACAGCGATTTCTAAACAAAAAGTGGTGCGGTGGAGTTCAGGTCGCTCGGCTGCTCTATGCATTTCCTTGGAAAATAACGCACGAATGCGCCAAGTAAGGGTAGTGGTCAACCATACGGATGCCTATTTACCGCTCGTAGAGCTACGACCAATTAGCGTGCCGCCCTCAATGCTCCACCGCAGTTCTTGGCCCCGCCGTAATGCTCTTCCAGAATCCAGAAGCGTTGCCGCATCACGCTTTGCATAGCCCTGCCCTCAATTTCGGGCAGTCGCGTTTGCATCGTCCGGCATAGGAACGGGGTGGACTTTTGTCCTAAGTGTTTTAAAGATCAATTACTTTCCGCGAGAGAACCCACGAAGAGTTTTTGCAAGGCGAGCGCGTTGTCCCATCTTGCCGGGTGCTTTCGCTGCTTTAGCAAGTTTGCCCGCGGGGATTGTTTTGCCCTTCTTGGTTCCGAGTGCTTTACGCAGCGAACCCTTCTTTGAGGGAGAGATTGCTTTCTGTATCCATTTTTCAGCCATTATGTTCACCTTCTTTCTTTTGATCTAATATCGCATCTACTCGGCGTGTAGCAAGTTGTTTTTCTATAAGTTTCTTTGCGAGAAGCATGGCTTTAAGCCACTCGATATTGTTTGCAAACGCCGCTGGTGCAGACCAAAGCATCCTCTCGCAGCACTCTCTCCACTCGTCTCTTTCTCTTTCAAGGGTCTCACAGCGATATACAAGCTCCATCATCGCCAGCGTTTCTTCTATTCTATTCATAACTGGCCTCCTCAAATCTGGCTTGGGACTTCACGAATCTTACCGGAATCATCGTGGTCGCTCCGTGGCGGTTGTGGGTTATTGTTAGACAATAAGCGTATGGGTCTGTGTTCTCCTCGTCCTTGTGGACTTTGGTGAAGGAATCACAGTCCATGTAGAATGTCCTCGATTCGCGGACGGCTCCGTTGTCGTTTAGCTGTGCTAGGAGGACAATACAGACGTTGAGTTCCTTTGCGAGAATCTTTGCAGTTCTGCTAACCTCTGCTACCTCCCGTTCCCTATTCTTGGGATCGCCGGATGCCTCCATCAACTGAGCGTAGTCGACCATGATGATCTCTACCTTGTTCTCGGACACGAGCCTCCTGCATCTCGCCTTGAATTGCGTCACTGTCATACACGCCTCGTCTGCGATGTAAATAGGCAGCTTTGAGGATTTAGCGATGACTTGAGACATCCTCTCGTGCGCTCCATGATCCAGCCTTCCGTCCAGTAGATCGGAGATATTCACTTTGGCCTTCTGGGCAATATACTTGTCGAGCAGTTCTTCCGCGCCCATCTCCATCGAGATCAAGGCAATAGGAACGTTTTTCTCGAAAGCTGGGTTCGTCACCATCTGCAGCGCAGAGGTAGTCTTTCCTGCTTTAGCCGCACCTGCAATAACGTGCAAAGTTCTGGGTCTGAATCCTCTAGTAGCGTGATCCCACCTGCTGATCCCCGAATCGTGTCCGCGATTAACCGCACCTCCAGAGTTCGCCGCTTCTTCCCACCTCGTAATACAATTACTCAGAACTGCCGATATGTGACGGTTCTCGGCGTTTGTCGCACTTAGCGAGACAATATCCTTACTCGCATTCTCTTGCAGTTCTTCGATTTTCTTGCCTTTGTCGAGCGCACCTTCGATCATCTTCTGTGCTGCGGCGTGTATCTTCCTGCGAACAAAGCACTCGTGGATATTTTGCAGGTATTCTTTCCAATGCGAAGGCGTAAGGCAATACTCTACGGTTTGGGTTAAATACTCTTTTCCCCCAGCTTCTTCAAAGACGCCAGCCTTCTCTAGACTTCCTGCTACAGTAATTGGGTCTACGGCCCTTCTCTCTTGCCACAGGGCTAACGTAGCTTTCCAGATTTCGCGGTTGCCGAAGGATGTGAAATGCTCTTCGGTTACGCGGTCAACGGACTTGTCGATTATCTTCGGGTTTGTAATGACGGAGCATAGGAATCCCTGCTCCGACGCCAGATCGGCGGGTAGGTTGGTGTTCATCACCGAGGAGC